TCGCCAGCTTAGCCGCGCCCTGATTGGTCAGCAGGGCAAAATATTTTGTCGTCATGCGCTCACTTCCGTCAGGTCAATAAGATGCACCGCCGCGCCAGAATAGACCGGCCCGCCGACGCTGATAAGCTCAGGGGTATAAGGGTAAACAGTCAGCTCGTCGCCGCTGTAGCTGGCAACGGCGACCGGCAGAGTGCCGTTAGCATCGAGATTAATGGACAGGCCAATAAGGTGACGGCTGCAGGGCTTGGCGTCAGCTATCAGGCGCTCCAGCTCGTTATACATCTCCTCGGTAATGCCGGTATCCAGTACGCCCACGTCCAGCCGGAACGTGCCAGCCGCTTCACCGGTTTTCCACCACTCGATTATTTTGATGAGATAGCCCAGCGGCTCAACGACGCGCCGGATAGCGCCTATCGTGCCCTTGTGCCGGTGCACGTACTGCGAGGCGGCAACCACGGCACGCTTTGTCGATTCAGGCCAGGCTGAATCCCAGCGGTCAACTGACCACGCCCACGCCAGATAGGGCAGAAGCTCCACCGGGCAAGTGTACGGATTCCATAACTGGCGCAGCGGCACGCTCATCGCGCCTGGACTTGCCAGCGCTTCGGCGGCAGCAATCTCAAGGGGTGTCGAGCCGGTCGGCAGCAGGCGCTCACTCATCCGAGCCTCCCACGGTCAGCGTGTAGCCTGTGCAGTAAGCGGCCTGTGTTTTATCAAGCACCACATCTGCAGCAGGCTTAATCAGATTGACGCGCTGCACGCCCTCAACGTGCATAGCGGCATACAGCGCAGACAAGCGAATGTCGCGGCCGAGGCGCTTCTGCGCGCTGACAAAGGCGGCGAGCTTTGCCTCTGAGGCGGCGCGGATTGGCTCCGCTTCCGGCCCCGGATAGAGGTACAGCTCGGCCACGATTTCGTATTCCACAATCTTTGCTGACTGCACGCTCACCCGGTCGGCAACCGGACGAACGTCTTCGTCGTTGAGCGCAGCGTTAACCACGGACAGCAGATCATCACCGGCCACGCCGTTGCCTTCACGCGCGAGCACAGTCACGGTAACAACGGCGGGCGACGGGCTGATGGCCGATGCATCGGCTACGCGGCCGTCAGCGCTTCTGGCATGGTACTCATAAGCACCAGTCGGCCCGGCCACGCTCAGCCCCTCAAAGGCGGAGGCGATGCGCAGCCGGAAATCATCGTTACTTTCCATCACTGCTGGAGTTGGCGGAATGGTTGTATCGTCGGCCGGGGTAATGGTCAGGCGGGTTACGCCATTGTTAACGCCGAGCTGGTCAAGGTCGCCATCCAGTGAATACGCCACCATTACCGCCTTTGCCGCCTCGTTGATGCGCTGGCGCAGGATCAGCTCACGATAAGCATTTTCCTGCAGCAGTTTAACGATGGGTTCTGACTCCAGCGTCAGCGTGCGGGCGACGGCCTCCTGCTGGTTAGCAGGATAAAGGGAAATCAGCGTCGCCTTTCGCTCGGCCAGCAGGGTTTCATAGTCCAGCGACTCCACCACGTCAGGGGCGGGCAGCTGGCTCAGGTCGATAGTTGCCATAGTCTCAGCTCACAGGAACGGTTATGGAAAAAGGCTGCGCGTTGTCGGTGCGGTTGCCGGACAGCTCAACCACCATTGCGCCGTTGATATCCGACTCAAAGCTGATGGCGGTCAGCTTTACGCGCGGCTCCCATTTCAGGATCGCCATATAGCAGGCCGACATAATCTGCAGGCGCAGCGCCTCGTTTTGCGGCTGGTCAATCAGCGCGGATAAAAGCGAACCATACTGGCGGCGCATCACCCTGGAGCCAACAGGGGTCAGAAAAATGTCGCTAATCGACTGCCGGATATGATCGAGGTCGGTCAGCGTGCCGCCGGTTTCGCGGTTCATGCCGATATATTTTGCGGTTGTCATATCGGTTCCCCTGTCTGGCCGCCGCTGTCGCCAGGGTGTTTATGCTTATCCAGAACTTTGCCGTTTGATGAAAGTTTGCCGCCGGTATGCGTCACGTCGCCTTTCATCGTTGCGCCCTTTGTGACTTCCAGTTGCGCAGTTTTGAGCAGCGTTGTGCATTCCACTTCGGGCGAGTCGAACAGGATTTTTACCGCCGCTTTGATGGTTGCCGTCTGTATGCCGTTTGCGGTCAGCGCGCCGGTTTCCGGCTCGTACTCGATCACCGCGCCGTCAGGAAATGACCAGTGCAGTGCATCGGCCGAGGCAGACGGAGCCGGGTTGGCATCCGAGAAAATGCCCGGCAGCACAAAGCCGGTATCGAGTTCGCCGCCGAGGCACAAAACAAGCACCTGTTCACCCACTGACGGCGCATTCCAGGAACGGGTTTTACCCGCGCGGGCGCTCAGCCAGTGCAGCCAGTTAGTTGTGTTTTTTCCGGTATCGACACGGCAGATCCCGCCGTCGAGATTGACGGCCGACACGGTTCCGATGCGGATTAGGTTGCGCAGCAGGCGCTGAATTTCAGAGATTTGTTCATTCATGTTCTGATTATCAAATGGAGGCTAGAAAATCAGAAGGAAGTGTTGTTTGTTCTTCAACTAACAAGATGTGCAGGAGTGGGAGTATAAAGCCTAATGGGGGCACCCCCCCATTTTATTCTTCTGTAGGTAGTAATTTATTCACTTCTAACCAAAAGTATCCTGTTGAAATGATGTCACCCAAAACACCTATCAAACCCTCCTCATCCCAACAATCATTACGCTTACCATCAAATTCAATGACAAAGGGATAACCATCAGCTGCTTGCTCCCATTTTGCTAAGTTCGTTTCGTTACCTTTTTTGCTCCTGAGGACTAATCTGCCTCTTTTCTTTTTGGAAGACCTATCTGGTGAAGAGTTGGCGAATTCCACTAAAAAGCCAAGTGAAGCTCTTTCAAAACTAACTTCCCCTCCTGTTTTTAGCTTAATTTCTTGACTTAACTCGTCAAAGATAGAATTAATTTCGTCTAGATTTTTTCTGGCTGCTTCAGCATTTTTTATACCATTTTCTATTGACAACGAGAACCTTGACATATGAACCTCAACTTATTGATATTGAACCAATTATTGGCAAGTGATCGAAATTATTGTCACTACTCATTATTAATTTAACATATTTCTCATCAGATATAACCTTACAGTTCTCTTCATTAATGTAATAATCTCCAGCCTTAAGAAAATCCCCTGAAAATAATATTTGATCGAAGCTAGACCACGAATTTCTATTATTAGCCTTGCTATAGCACGTTCCAAAATCATGCTTCGCATCGCTTAAACTAAACACACTCCTTGCATATAAAGTACGCCAAAAAGGGTTATAAAGCCAGTAATCAGGAGAAGTTATAACTAGTGAGCGGTCGTTAGTAGCCCGAAGATTATCAAAGATTGTCTCAGAGTAGGGATCATCATTATAATCTCCTAGCAATATAAAACTTTCATTATTTTCCTGTAGATTAACAACACCCATCCTGAGACCAATCGAGCATTCATTCCTAAAGGACTTGCTAATATCTTGCAGGCGGCTGGGCCAATGAGATAATAAAAAATGAATTGGCTTCTCATTTTTGTCAAATATCACTGAGAAAGTTTGCGCCACTTTGATTCTAGATGTGCCAACTCGGCCTATATGAGTAAGTCCTTTCTCTATTTGAACATGTTCGGGTAAATATAAACATGCCAAATCAAACTTGCTACCCGTTGGTGTTGAATCATTTGCAATGATTGACTCAACTCCAATATCTTTTGCCATTTCTTCTATCAAGGTAAATGAGTTTACGTTAATCTCACAGAGAAAAATAATAGCAAGTGCATGCTCTTCAAATAATGACTTTATTATTTCAAAAGCGGAAATTACCATCTCTGCATCTACAGGATCATTTTGACCTGGAGGAGATATGGCGCAATTCCAGAAACCGAATGAAAAGTTCTTTCCCAAATGTTCCTCGATAGTCAGTAGTTTGAAAGAAACATTATACATATTAAAATGATTTATAGAAAATCCGAGCAATTAGTTGCATGTCATTTTCGCTGATGCCCAGCAGGGGGCGGGCATCATACCGCACTTCTTTACCTTTGCGAGACGGCCGGTCACGCAGCCCGTAATGATGCACGCGGGCCATGCGCTGCACGTTACCCGCAAACTCGATCACTGCCTCATTCGGGCTGGCCTTCGTCTTCATGTACTTAGCGGTGCGCAGCTTTGCGAACATCTCGCGCTTTATCCGGCCCTTTTTGCTGCGCACCGGCTGAGTTTTGCTGCGCACCGGCTGCGTTTTGCGGGGCTTAAACGGCGTGCCGTCTGGAGCCTGCTGCCGCTTAATGTTCTGCTGCTGACTCGCTCGCAGCTTGCGGCCAATGTTGCGCGCCATTTCTTTGCGCGCCGGGGCTGACAGGCTGCTGATAAGCGCCTCAAGCCGATCATTTATCAGCTGCAGTTCGCTCATGTCTGCAACTCGCTGACCAGCTCGCCCTTAACGTAAAGCTGCACCGGCCGCGCGTCATTCTCCGGCAGCGGGTTCTCGCCGACGTGGGTCACGTGCAGCCCGTCTTCGGCCTGCTTCACGATCACGCGCTCTCTCAGCTGCAGCTCAATGCTGATATCGCTGGCCGTGTCGCTGATAACATCCGCCTCAAAGGTGAAGCCTGTCCGGCGCTTTTCCTCGCTTGCCATAATATCGGGTTCATTCGTTCGCAGCCAGGCAAGCAGCGGCACGATCAGCAGGTCGATGTTACCGGCGTAGTCGGTAATAACCATGTTAAGCCGGTACTGGTATTCAAACGACAGCGAGCTGGCAAGCGTCGAGACAATGCGACCGCTGTCGATAAACACGTTCAGCGCGTCAGGGTTTCGCTGCAGCTCCGGCACGCTGTCGGTCAGCGCCTGGCGCAGTTGTTGTGGTTTCAGCATCGTGTTGTTCCTGGCAGTCTTTGATTATTTCGACCTGCAGCCCGCAGGCGGCGAGTGCAGCCTCAAGCTGACGATTGTCAGCCGCCAGATCGCCAGCGGTTTTAAGGCTGTTTCCCGGCACCGGGCAGCTTGTCACGCGCGGACACCCAATCCAGATAATCTCTGGCGCTGGCGAAGGCCGGACGGGCGTGCAGCCGGATAACATCGTCAGGCAGAGCAGCAGCAGACCAGTCACGCAGTCTCGGATTCGCATCAGTTTCTCTCTGTATGGTCATTTCACGGTTAAGCGCGGCCGTGCTGGCACGGCCCTGCATCAGCCGCAGCTCGGCCTCGCGCTTCTGGCTGGCCCTCGCATCCGCATCCAGCCTGGCTATCGCCCTGTCGCGGCTCTCGATACCGGCCGACAGCGTGCCGATAATGCGCTGCGCGCTGGTCAGATCGTCTCTGGCAACTTTCCACTGCCAGCCGGTCACGCCCAGCGCCAGCAGAGCCACCGCCAGAAGCAGAGCTATCAGGCGCGTCATTTGACACCCCGCAGGCAGTAGGCTGTTTCCGCAGCGCGGCGGTTTTCCAGCCCGCGATTTTTCACGCCCTT